TGCTCATAATACCAACCATAGCTCCTTTGTATTTAATAACAGGACTAATGACAAGACAACTTACAGATAAGGTTAACTAGCTGGTACGAAACTACCCTGCGTAGGAGTTTTTTCTTCACTGATTTTTAAAGTTAATCCAGATAAAATCTCATCAACTCTATCCGTTCCAAGGACTGTTTTTACATCAGCAATAATATCTGCTGTTTTTAAATCAGTTCTACTTGTTAAAGATTCTGGTTTTGTCAAAGCACAGCTACCATAAGATGATGCAGAATAATCTCCATCAACTCTAGTTACTGTCCAGTGTGCAGTATGACAAAAACCATCGTCTACATCAAAGTCAACGTTAGCTAATGCCCAGGTAACAGTTGCCATAATTAGAAAGCAACACCCGTTGCTTGTACTGGTGTGTTAATTAAATCTATTTCTGCTTTCAAGCTTGCTTCTACCGCAGCAACTTCAGTTGAACCTAAAGCATCTTTAACCCAAGTTATCATGGTTGCACTGTCTGGTGTTTTTTTGGATTCGTCAAAGGCAATGAATCCAGAAGGCAATGACTCAGGTTTGACGTAAGTTATTTCACCTGTACGTCTTGCTTTTTCTTCTGTGCCGTCCATACCTTTTACTCGATAGACAACATTTGTAAAGTAACCATCAGCAACATCTCTTTTACAAGCGGTTCCGTTGATTTCCCATGTGTAAGTAATAGCCATGATAAAAAAATTACTTTTACTAATAGTTTAACCTTATTCTACGACTTCGCTTGAAGTTTCAACACCCTCTTCTTCTTTAACTAATCCAAGCAATTCTGCATATTGAGAATTTTTTACCATAAATTGTTCGTAAACAATAGCATTTTCTTTTTCCTTTTTATTTGCTTCACCTCTGAGTTTTTCAATCTCTGTTTTTTCAGCGTTGAATTTATCAGCAAGAGCTTGTGCTTCATTTTTACGCTCTTCGCATCTGTCAGATAGTTTTGACATAAATTTTTCGTAATTATTTTAAAGTGTAGCTGCTGGAACGTGTAACGGCAATACGGCTTATGCTGCTTCTAGTTTTTCTACTTTACCTATAAGTTCTTGTACAGCAGCTACAATTAAAGGTACAAGTTTACTTTGATCTAAACCTTGTGGATCAATATCACCATTAGAATTTACAGCGTCTTTCGTTCCTGTTACAGCTTCTGGAACTGCTGTTACTTCGTGAGCAAAAAAACCATCAACTGTTTTTGTTGAGTCTGATTTAAAGTTAAACCTATAAGGTTTTAATGTTTTTAGTCTTGTTATTCCATCAGATATTGCAGTTACATTTTCTTTTAAACGATAGTCAGAAGATGTTGCATAAACTGTAGTAGCACCACTAACTGCAATCGCACCAACAAAAGTACCATCATTATAAACTCCTAATAAATTACCATCAGTTCCTTTTCTGTTAAGAAGTGCTGGCATGTCGTTATTTCTAGCTATTTGTAATCCACCATCAGTACCTAAAACAACACCTGTATCTGTTCCTGTACCCGAATGGTCAAAGATAATAGTATCGGAAGTTCCAATGCCAATGCCTAAACTGTTGGTCTCAAACTTTTTACTGTTGTCATAATAAAGTTCTACGGCATTATCAGGTTTTACAATTACTCCATTTTCACCAGTTTTAGGTCTAAGTAATACATTACCTACACCAGTCCCAGCACCTCTTATTTCAAGATCACCTGTTGTATTTTTAATAATAGAATCATCACCATCGTGATAAATTTGTAATTCTCCACTATCACCCATTAAAAGTTTTGAATTAGTTAACATTAAACAGCCTTGTATATTTGTCTCAAACTTTTTACTGTTGTCGTAATATAGCTCTACGGCTCCATTAGCTACAAAACAGCCATAGCCTCACTACCATCTCCATTAAGAAAATGATGTCTAGTATTTGAATAATAAGCTAAAGGGTGACTAATACTTTTAATAAGTGAGGTAGTTCCATCGTGCAAAATTTTAAAATCATCGTCATCTCCAAATTGAACAGTTGCACCATCTCCCAAATCTATAGCGTTTGACATGAAGAGATTTACGAATCTCAGACTAGCAGAACCTATATTATGAGTATTATTAGCCGAAGGCATAATCTTACCAGTTACAGTAATGCCATCTGAAGTAGTCTCTAATTTTTTTCCGTTATCGTAATATAGCTCTACGGAGCCATTTTCAAATCCAGAAATAATATTTTCATTATTTGCTGTATTTTTTAAAGCAAAAGTACTCGTTCGTAAAACTAAACCTCCAGTACCTGACTCTTCGATATAACTATTAATTCCATCGTGATAAATTTTTAGGTCATTACTTGTTCCAGCAATAAATCTATTATTATCATTTAAGTAAACATTTCCGCTAACTAGCACACCAGCAGAATGTGTCTCAAACTTTTTACTGTTGTCGTAATAGAGTTCTACGGATCCATTAGCAGTAAGTTTTGCCATAGTTTCATTTCCATCTTCTCTCATTAAATAAAGAAGATCGGATTGAAGAAATAATGGATTACTATTTGTACAGTCGATCAGGTTATTCGTGCCATCGTGATAAATTTGCAAGTCTTGGCTATTTCCAAGATTTATTTTGTGGGTATCTTGTATTTGAATACCGTCAGCCATCATAGTTCCAGTAATATCTACTCCACCACTTGTTGTCTCAAGTTTTTTACTGTTGTCGTAATAGAGTTCTACGGCTCCATTATCAATAAATTTAGCTAAAATTTCACCCTCATCGGCAGATCTCATGCGTGTTTCATTTGCATCAAGAAATAAAGTATTGTTAGCAACTTCTACACTTAAATATCCACTAGAAGTCTTTATATGATTATTACCATCGTGATAAATTTGTAGGTCATTACTTGCACCAGCTACGAATTTTCCGTTGTCTGGAATTTTTACATCATGATTGAATATTGCAGTTCCAGCATCAGAAGCATCTATAGTTAAAGCAGTTGTATCAACAGCAGAGTTCTGAGAAGTTCTAAAAATGAAATCTTGACCGACTGTACCATGATCTATAAAAGCATTACCAGCTGATAAAAACCTTAAATTATTTTCAGCAAATCTACTGTCATTACCTCCTACATTTATCTCACCAGTTACATCTATTCCTATTGAAGTAGTCTCAAGCCTTTTACTATTGTCGTAATATAAATTCACTGCTCCGTTAGCTGATCCAATAAGGTAATGCTCATTACCAGCAGCGTTCATTAAACGTAAATCATTACCACGAACCCTAAATTCACCTGTTGCATTATAAACATGAGAATTTGTTCCATCATGAAAAATTTGTAGGTCTTGAGAAGTTCCAAATTCTAATTTTCCTGAATCGTTTCGTATTTGTACATTTCCAGAAGAGTCTATTCTTAATCTTTCGGTAGGAGAAGCAGCACCATCAGCCGTTGTACTAAATACCAAACGACCTGGCATATCATTTGCTCCAGGTGTGCCATCTACTTCAGCAGATATTTGTACTCCTACTGTTTCAAGATCAACTCCATCGCCTCCAGCAAAACGAATTTGACCCATAACATCATCATCTAAAAGAATACCTGATGCACTTCCCCTAGCGTGTCCTAAAGCAAGGACTCCTGCTGGCCCTGTAGAATTTATAGTGCTATACAATGCAGCCGAAAGATTACTTCCTGAATGTTCAACTTGAAGCATTGCAGCAGCACCCGATCCAACATCAACACTCGTACTTGATCCAACTAATAAATGTTGTGAACTATCAACTCTTAGTGCTTCACTACCTCCAGTTTCAACAGAAACAGTATTATTAGCAGGGAAACTTACAAAGGTATCTGTATCACCAGAATGAATTACTTTTTCCGCAATAGTTAAATTTTGTGTGGTAGTAAGAGCACCTTGAACAGCTAACGTACCAACAACACTTACTCCAGTATCAGCAGTTAATCTTGTTGTTCCTCCAGCAGCCAAGCTGACA